AAGAATGGTTTGGTTCTGACGGTATAAAGAGCAAACGAAAAACATCATTAAAAGAATTGTAATGATGATTAAGTTGGAGGGTAACAATGGCAGAATTTAAAGCCAAAATTATAGCTGAACTTGATACATCGAAAGTTCAGTCCTCTATAAATAAGATTGGCAAAAATCCCATTAAGCTAAGTAACGTCAAAATTGATAGCGTTACTGTCGATGCTTCTAAAATTGTTTCCCAAATTCAATCCGCACTTAGCAAAGTAAAGATCAACATTCCAATCAACGGCATTGGAAATGGTAATGGTTCTGGTGATGCTAAGAATAGTTTAACCAATAGAATAAATAATGAATTAGCAAACGGCAGTGTTGACGCTTCTGTTGAGAGACTTAATGCGCAGTTTCAGAAGACGTATGGTTTCTTGACAAAGATTGGTAGCGTTAATCTTAGCGGAACTAAACTAGAGCAGTTTGGTAATACTGGCGCAGAAGCGCTAAAACGATTAGAAACAGAATTTCAGCAGTTACAAGTATTAGAGAATAATCTTTCTACTGCTAAAACTCCGGAAGACCAGATTCAAGCGTATGAGCGTTTTAGGTTAGGTTTAACTGAATTCAGAAACGAACTTAATCTTGTTAATGCGGAAAGTAAAGTCATGGCTACATCGTTTGATGTGTCTAAGATTGATAATGGCTTTTCTTCTTGGCTTGAAAAGAATTCAAAAGCTACCAGAGTTTTTGGTGATGATATTGATCTTATCAGAGGAAAGATAAACGAGTTTCAATCAAGACTTGCGTCCGGTGATACGGTAACGCAAGGTGAATTGATGGGACTTACACAGCAGATTAATAATCTTAAAACGGCTGCTGAATCTGCTGGCGCAGTTGGTCAAACTTTTGGTGACAGATTAAAAGGATCATTCGATAAGCTGTCACGTTATGTTTCGGCTGCGACTGTTATATATACAACTATTAGAGCGACAAAACAAATGGTTAATTCTGTCATTGAACTTGATGATGCTCTTGTCGATTTGCAGAAAACCACAACGGCAAGTTCAAAGGAATTGAACAGTTTCTATTATCAAGCGAATGACATTGCAAAAGAGTATGGAACGACTACAAGGGAAGTTATTCAGTCAACCGCCGACTGGTCCCGGCTCGGATCTTGAAAAGTCCCATCGGAAGGCAACTTTCGAATGCAAAGTCAGCTCAAATCGGTGAAAACCCAGGGATGGACAACACCGAGGGTAAGATTAAGTTATTATTTTCAAAATGTAATATTTGGATATAGACGAACTAATAGGAAAAAGATTTGGTGATTTAATTGTTGTTGAGAAGATAGACAATTATCAACAAACAGGAAGACCAAAATACAAATGTCTATGCGATTGCGGAGAGTATTGTTATTATAGCAAGTCAATATTGCTAAAAGATATAGTACAATCATGCGGTTGTAATGATAGACATCCAAAACCAAAAGTAAACAGGGTTGGAGAGAAATACGGTAAATTAGAAATTATTGAAATGTTACCGTTAGGCCATGTAAGATGTATTTGTGAGTGCGGTGAACGTAGTATAGCATCAGCAGCAAATTTAATATGTGGTGCTACAAAATCGTGTGGCTGCCTAGAACGAGATTCAAAATACAATCGGCAAAACCACGAAAAAGATTTAACCGGCATGACGTTTGGACATTTGACAGTAATTGAGAAAACAGACAAACGATACTCAAACGGTGGTGTCGGTTGGCTATGTGAATGTGATTGCGGAAAAAGAAAGATAATCCGTTCCGGAAATCTTTTACGTGGCAAAACACGTTCATGTGGTTGCAACAAAATAAGCAAATACGAAGAACTTGTTGAATCTATCTTAGATGAATTAAATATAAAGTACGAAAGAGAATACAGATTTAGCGAGTGCCGAAATCATTTCCCTCTTCCTTTTGATTTCTATATAGAACTTGGTGAAAAGAAATTTTGCATCGAGTGTCAAGGTCAACAACACTATATACCTGTTGACCATTTTGGAGGAAAAGAGCGATTCAAAACTCTAGTCCTAAATGATAATATTAAAAAACAATTTTGTGAAAATAATAATATAACTTTGATATGTTTACCCTATACATTATCAAATGATGAAGTAAGGAGAATATTAAATAATAACTTAAATCCCGTAACGATCACAGTTGCATGAGTAATCATGTGACGTATGCTGACCAACTCACTGAGTTGATGGTATGATCTGCTCTGCAAATATAATCCAATTAAATAATGAAATTGCAGAGGTAGGCAGAAATGACCTACCCTTTTTGTTTGTATAAACAAAAAAGTAACAATTAGGATAATCTGAATGACTCAAAAACTATGGCGCAAGTTTCATCTCTTTTTAAATCTATTTCTCCTGGCGCTACTATAGACGATGCAACAACAGGTCTGGTTTCAATAATGAAGGCAAACATAAATGCCTTGTTGTATAGCAATGTGCAACTAGAACACATTTAATTGCAGGTAAAACGTAAAGCCTTGCACCACAATATAGGCGAAAGCACTATATGAAGGTACGAAAGTAGAAACAACGCAAGGATGGCATATGGCTAAAAGCCTAAGTGCTTTAATAATCGTAGTTCATGCAGCCAAGTTCCCTAACGTATTCTGTTGAACAAACAGTGTTAGCCGAGGGAAAAGGTTCAACGACTATCCCCCATATAGGGTTGTGGATTTATGAATAAGGGTGGAAATCCCGAATATTCACAATATTAGGAGTAGGGCGCAATCGTAAACGGCGTTGGTGAAAATCCATTAAATCGAAAAGGTGTGATCCTAAATATTAGGAATAAGAAATAGTCTAGCCTTATTCGAAAGAATAAGAAACATATAATATGTTTATTGTGATTTGCGGTCACAATTAATACAAATGATTTAACATTGAAGCGGATGACGCTTTAGACGGAGTTGCATCAAAAATTAATATTGTCGGTAAAATATTGCCGAGATCATACAGTAATGCATGGTCAAGCAGATAACTATATCGGTTAAAGGATAGGAGTATTCAAGACCGAGGAAAGACTTTATATTTTTAAAAATATAATTTATCCCTAACGACTACAGGATGCGCATAGTAATATACGCATTGAAGTTATCCATCCTACTCTTTATAGAGGGATGTAATATATAGTCTGGACTCACGCTATAACTCATAGGCAATGAAACGTGAGAATAAGGATTAACGTCCTTATCGCCATAACTCTGTTATGGTCATAAAAGCAACAGAATGAATAATTTTGCCGTTAGTAACACAGACATTTTGGAAGGTCTTAAACGTTCATCGGCTGCTATGTCAGCGATGGGGCAAGACCTTGATTCTACTATCGCCCTTTTCACAGCAGCAGAAGAAGTTTTGCAAGACCCCGCAAGTACAGGTACAGCGCTTAGAAGTATGTCACTCCGTATGCGTGGCTTTGATGAAGAGACAGAAGAAGTCAGTGAAGACCTTGTAAATATCAATGGTGATATTATTGACTTAACAAAAACGGCTGAACATGCGCAAGGTGTATCAATCTTCACAGACGCTACACAAACTCAATACAAAGATTTCGTTGATTACTTCCGTGAACTTTCCGAAGTATGGGATGAAATGAGCGCCAAAAATCAGACAGCGCTTTTGAATGATTTGTTTGGTAAGCGTGGCGCACAGGCTGGTTCTGCTCTTATCAAAAACTTTGCCACTGTTGAAGCTGCATTGGAGAAGATGCAGAATTCGGCGGGTAATGCTGAAAAGGAAATGGGTGTTATCACTCAATCAATTTCATACAAACTTAATGCGCTGAAAGAAACCGGAACAGGTATTGCACAAAATCTTTTTGCAAGAAAAGATATTGGCATGGTTGTTGACGGACTTACAGCATTGCTTAGTGTAGTTGATGCATTGACCGATAAATTAGGTTTGTTTGGAACGTTAGGTGCTGCCGGTGGTATATTTGCATTCATGAAAAATCTTGGCAATTTACAAAATATGGGTAAAGTTGCTACTGCTTTTTCACAATTATTTGGTAGTGCTCCGTCAATAA